GAGCGGCATAGGATGGATAACGCCCAACGCTGAGACGGCGCGGACCTTTGGGACAGATGTCAGGGAATTGGACAGGTGTGCTCATCAGATCTCCTCCCAGAACCATGTCGTTGTGTTTGGATCAGCGCCTTGCAGATCAGCAAAGTAGCCATAGGGGATGTTGATGCCGACGCTGGTGGGTCCAACGATGTCAAGAGCCAGTTCCTGTACGACCAACACTGATAACGAGAATCCTTTGGTGATGCCCGTAAAGGTCTGGGTCAACTCACAACGGATGACACCAGTCTGCCCTAATTCACCTGCGGCAAAATCAACAAGTACTGTCGGGTCTGCTGTGTTGCCGTTGATCGTCCCAATCGTTGTAGACCAGGAGTAGACATAATCGCTATAGGTGGGACCATCAATGGTGATGCTGTAGAGGTAGCTCTGATTGATAGCAGGTTTGACAGCGCCATTCACGATGATGCCAATCAACGGTTCTTCGCCAATGGTTATTTGAGCAGAGCCTTGCAGCGTGGTCCCCGTCTCCTGTTCAGTAACATCGCAAGTGATAGTAGCTGTCACATTCTCGTCCACTGTCAACGTCACACTGGAACCACTGCCACTGATAACACCGTGCGATGTTGACCAGGCGTAACTATAGGTACTGGTGCTAGGACCAAATGGAGTTGCCGTGAACAGGTAGCCGGTCTGTCTAAAGCCTGTCGAAGGACCATTGATAGAGACACCACTGAATACAGGCTCAGGCTCTGGTCTGGCAGGAAACGCGCCAGCCCCCTCAATCACCCAACTAGCTGAATCCTCCCAATTTTTGGTTAGCTCGCTGAACCCATTGATGTCCAACGGAAAAACGATGGCCTGAATATCTACGTTGCCGTCTTCGTCATAATCAACAGCACGAACCTTGAACGTATCGGCAAAGACACTAGGTGATGCAAGCGTAAAGACAGCATTGGCCCAGCCTTGAGCCTTGCCATCCGTCACGGTCAACATAGTTTCCTGCACGGATTGCCCCTGGCCATCCCAGATCACCACGTCGTAATCGCCATCATCAAGCGCAGTAGGGAAGCCGTCAATGGAGCCATCGTTCAGGATGACGCCGTTGCTCGGTTGCGTATAGACCACCGTCTCACTACTGACCTTGATCACCGCACCGGGACTGGCAGCAGCGACATCAGGGAACGTCTTGATCGTGACGCCATAGTCCTGTAGGCGTGCTTGGCGGCATGTCATCTTGGCGTAATCAATCGCCTGGTACTCACTGGTGCAGAACTGAGTCAGGTCTGCCTCAATGATCGGTGCATCCGCTGGGGTGCTCGCCTCACGCACAACCACAGACCTGATCACCGGGAAGATGCCAGTGCCATCATCGCCCGTCAGATCCTCATTCTGCACCTGCTGTTCAAATCGCCATTTCACCACCACGATGGGCGGCACGCGATCCTGCTGCTCAGCACTTGTCACCTCTGTTGAGATGATGTTGCCGCTGGTGAACATCGCCTCAATAGGGTGGGCACCGTCATCAGCGAAGTTGGCGATGGGGTTGAGCGTAAACTTGCCGCCTGACTTGCCCAGGTCAAGTAGGAAATACTGCGCCCACTCATTGCCCTGGTTGACAAGGTTCAATACTTGAGATAGGCCAGCATCAAAGAAGTACCGCTGCTTGTCGGTCCATGCAGCAGCAGCCTGGAATGATGGTTCGTCGATCAACTCCGCTGACATCACCTCCCCAGCCCCGTAACGGGCGTTCAGGAACAGGTCACGCAAGACGTTGGGGAACAGGTGCCGGTTGCTGCCGCCAGGGGTGGTCTCAACGCCCTGTGTGCAGTAGACGCTGATCTGCCCTAACTCATTGCTCTCAGTGCTGGCCCGTAGGTTCATCCCCAGCAGGCTCATGTTCTCCCAGCTGGGGCCACCAGGCGCTTCGGGTGGGTTCTCCTGGATGATGTTGACGTAGCTGACCTCATGCTCAGGGCTGCCGCCAACGGTGGACTGGATCTCCTCATACCAGAACAGCTCGGCAACCTTGCCGTAGGCGTCAACGTACCCCTTATAGTCACCTTCATCATCGTGGCGCTTAATACCTACGTCTGCGGCAACAGTAGGTTTAAGCATGAATGTGCTAGGGGAATTGATCTTATTGTCTTCTCCGTTGAACCGTATCCACAGGCCAGGATTATCAGGCACCTGATAGCGATGCACTGTAGCCAACTTGGCATCAAGGATGCACAGCTCATCGACACCATGCTGATAGCGTATCTGCCAGCCAGTGATTGGGACGATGCGAAACTCCCACCGCTCTTCTGACGGCATCCCAAGCGTCAAGTAATTGAAGGTTGGCTCGCCTGTGCTTGAACGTGTGCCAAAAGTGCGCCTGATGCGAGTCCATGATCCGATGTCACCACTTGCATTACTGGCAATCCTGTATTCAATACTGAAAAAGCTATAACGCAGGTCAACACCTGTATAGGTGCCGCTGTTGTATTGCTGCGGAGCAAATATCTCACCCTTGTTGATCGTCTGCCCGTCATATTTAAAGCACGCCAACCAGTCCACGTTGTCATCAGGCGTTCCGTTAGGGACAGTCGTTTGATATGGCTTGACGGACGACCAATCCACCATGCCGTTGTATCGGATCCCCAATGTTGAACGGAATCCAATCTCTAGCTGCTTGCAAGGACGGTCAACGGTGAATGATGAGATTGCACAGCGGAAAATATGAGATCCCTGTGTGCCGTTTAAGCCGCTGCCATCGTCCAGCGTCGGTTGACTGGGGAAGTTCTCCAGCTCCAACCACTCACGGATCTGCCCGCCCTCAGTGATGCGGAAATCACCCTGCACCGTCTGACCGCCACCGCCTTCTGCCAAAGACGCAAACGGAGCATCAGTGCGCTCAATACAAACCCCGATGCACTCCCCGATCTTGTACAGCTCGCCTTCAATCAGGTTCTCATCGTAACTACGCTGCCTGCCTGCTACGGCTTGTGCTGCGGCATCAAATCTGACTTCACCTTCGCCACCAATGACGCCACCCGCTGGAGCTGGAACCGTATGCGTACCACCGAAGTCCGTAGAAGCGTCAATAACAACCCTGAGCTCATCGCCAACCGCTATTGATTCATCACCAGGATTCGTGATGCTGGCCAGCGTTGTCCGACCATTAAACAAAGAACCCTGCACATCACGCTCACAGATGCGCTGCGTGTCATAGCTGCAAGCGACAATGGAAGACCCATCAGGTGGATCTGTGTCACGGGGCAACAATGACGGGGTAACAGCAGGTGAAAACCTGGGATTGGTGCGATAGGCCAAACCTGCAGCGATTGGACCGTACAGCCCGAACTGGGTCTGCGTCTGCGGCTTGTAGGTATAGCTAAACTTGCGGACGTTGGTATTACTAAAGATGTCATACGTCAGGAATACTTCGCCGCCACCACCACTGCTATTGCCTGTGTCGTGCGTGTAATGACGTCCTGCAACATAATCAGTCCCGACGATAGCACCGCCACCAGGACGGAAGTAGAAGCTAACCCTGCCTTGCTTGTTGCTGCTATCGGTAGGCTTCAGGTCATAACTGCCAAATAGGTTGTCCCCCATTGCCGTCTGAAACGGATCAATGGCAACAGATGATTCACTGACAAGAAAGATGGCACGGAACAGTTGGCTGCCGCCCACACTCCACAGCTGTGACCAGACCAGGTTTGTGTTGACGCGGACGCCGCCATACCAAAGGCCATCTGCAGGTTTGTTCTCTCTGTTGGCATAAACAATAGGGATCGGGCTGTTTAGCTCGACAACATTCTGTATCCCCGAGAAACTGCTACGGCTGGTGAACCGACTGGCATTAACGATGTCTTGCCCATCAACCCGCCTCGGCTCCAGTCGTGCGGGATCGCTCTGTCCCTGCTGACGTGGGGACAGCAGCACAGAGGCATAATTCAGCGCAATGCCGACGATCAACAACGCTAAGCCAAATCCGCCGAAAAACGCCACAGGTTCGCCATCCTTGAACCTGATGATCTTTTGCGCTTCTCTGCAATACCAGCGGTACTCAGCAGGGGACATCCCCAGCATGTCGATCATCCGCTGCTCGTCGGGCAGCAGCAGGATCCGTGGTTTCTTGGGACTCAGCATCAGCCAGCAATCCTGATGGTGCCGTTCGGTGGCAACGAACCGACCAATGAAGACGTCAGCCTACGATGCGTCTGTGCTCCAACCGCCAACAAGGGAGATCCCAGGGCCACACTGATACGGCTGCCATCATGATCCCATCCCAATACGGTGTAGATGTCGCTGTTGTAGTTGGCCGTCTCACTCAGGTTGTTGTCGGGATCCAGCCAGACCGAATCCACCTCCATGAGGTAGCGGTTGTCGGCAGCTTCCTTGAAGACGTTGAGGCTGAGCTGGGACAGCCCCATGGCGATGGTTGCCGTGATGCTGGCTGACTCCAGATCGATGGACCCACCGCTGTAGGCAAACCCGGCATAGTCATAGCCGTTGCCATTGTGCGTGCGGCTGCTGCCCTGATGGAAGTTCTGCCAGGCGTAGGCAGTAGGGGTGCCATCCTGCAGCAGCAGCCTGATATACGTCCCAATTGCAAGGGTGCTCATCAGCTCATCCCCAGCTTGCGACGATCACCAGGCCGCGTCCGCAGTCGGTTCTGGGTGTAGCCATAGGACTGCTTCACCGCCTGGTCCACGATCTTCGGTACGTCCTCCTGTGCCACGTACTGATCACCGTTGAAGTTCAGCACGGCGCCGCTGTAGTCAACCTGCACAGGGCCAGGCTCGCCCATGTCATCGGAGAGGTCAGGAGCACCCCGCCCAAAGGTGTCCAGTGTGCCCCGCAGCTCACCGAATGCCCTGCTGTTGCTGATGGTGCCGCTTTGCCCAGGGCTGAATAGCTCAGGCCCGTTCTCGCCCACCAGATAAGGTTGCCCGCTGGTTACGTTGCCACCACTGGCACGCCCCGTTAAGCCAGTGAACAACCCCCCAGGGATCAGCCCACCGAACAGGCTATTGATCCCTGCCGTCAGCAGGATGTCCCCAAGCCGTTGCGCTACATCCGCCAACGCATCACTTAGGTCTTTCGTGCCATCAATCAATCCACGGATGGCGCTGCCAACACCTTGCGCCAGCGTCTGCTCAAGCTGTTGTGCAAATTGCTGTGCTTCATTGAGACGATCAACCATCTCTTGCAGACGGGTACGTTCGTCCACCAGTTTGCCTGCATCCACTGTACTAACGGTGCCACGGCTTGATTCAATAAGGTCACGAACATCAAGCTCACGCTGATATAGCTCTTCAGTGCCTGCCAGGCGTGCCTTCAATAGCCCGATCTCATCATTAACGCCGCGTAATGCCCCAGCCCTTGTATCAGCAATATCCTGTTCTGCCTGCAGCTGATCTTCCTTAATCCCAGCAATATCTTTTTCATACTGCACCTGAGACTGCGTTAGCTCTTCTCTTGCCTTGAGATAAGTGTTCCTTAGCGTTTCGTCATTAGCATTATCTTTGAGCAGGTTATTGAGTTCTTTTGCTGCTGCAACACGTATCTGTTGATCACGGCTACGGCGTTGTTGCATCGCAAGCTCCAGTGGTTCCTGTTCCCGCAGCGCACGGGTGCGTTGTTGCTCGATGGCAAGATTTTGCTGTGAGGCACGCAGCATCTCTTGCGGATCGGGCATCGTTGCGATGGGGCCTGCACCTGTTGCGATAGCAGGACCAGTGGCAGGCGCACCACCGAAGATATCCCTGATGGCACCACGTACCCTCTCGGACAGCATGTTCGTGCCCGATCGGCTATCAGGCAACCCAAAATTACTCAGGTTTGGGTAGGCAGGAATGTCGATTGCTTGGTTACTGCCGTGATAACCAGGATCACCAGGACGGTAAGTAGAACCGATCGTGAATCCACGCTTTTGCAGCTCCCTTATTGCATAGTCACGATCCGACTTATTGCTAAATGCAATATGATCGTGATACAGGGAATAGTCGTGATCTTTCCTGTAGGAACTACCTGCACGTGGATCTCCCGTGATGTACTCAATAACCGCAGGGGTGTTTGATAGATCATTGCGTGCCACTGCTCGATCCCTTGCAGCAACGCCAGCACCGCTCCCAGCCCCGCCTGTACGTCCACCCGTCAGCGGTGGTGGCGTCGTTGGTCTAGGACTTCCCGTGCTGCCCTGGACGCCAACAGGGAAGCGCTCAAAATTACCACCATATTTTAATGCATTATCAACAAGACTATTCAATACGTCGTTGTAAACCTTGCGGTAAAACTTTTGCGCTTCAGGATTGGTACTGACTTGTGCATCAAACGTAAATTCAGGGCCACGTATCCCGAACTGCCTGCGTGTTGACGCAACAGCTTGTTGCCGCGCAGACTGCCTAAAATCAGGGATTCTCTCTTGTATTGATCCTGCGTTTGTGGCGACATTCAGCAATCGTTGAACTGCATTTGTTGCATTAATAGCCTTTGTCAATACAGCATCAATGGCAGGCGTCAATACTTGGCCAATAGCTCTTGCTATTTGCTCAATGCCATCTTGTAACGTGCTTAACTTGCCCGCAAGCGTGTCTGACTGGGCAATGGCACCATCGGCATATTTGCCGCCAGCATCTGTTAGTTCTTGAATTGCAAACTGGACAGCTTCAGCTGATATTTTCCCCTTTTCTAATGCCTTCTGGAACTCTTCGCCCGTCAGGTTATATTGCTTCCTAAGCTGCTCTGCTAATGCAACACCCCGCTCCTGGAACTGCAATAGTTCCTCGCCTTGCAGCCTGCCTTTTGCTACAACTTGGCCATAAGCGGTAGCCACACCAGCCAGCTCCGCCCCAGTAGCACCTGAAACATCAGCAAGCTGCTTAGTTACATCAACAACGTTTTCCGCTGCAACACCAAATGCCGTCAGGCGTTTAGCCGTATCAATCAGTTCTGTACTGGTGAACGGTGTTACAGCGCCAACTTGCTGCAATTCCTTGATAATGTCCTTAGCTTGCTCAAGTGAGCCAGTAAGCACCTTCAGGCTTCTAACCTGAGTTTCCAGCTCTGCGGTTTTGACAAAAACAAACTGTGCCGTGCGTAAAGACGCTAACGCAGCAAGCAATGGCGCAATAGATGCTTGCAGAGCAGAAAATCCCGCTGATGCCGTCCTGGCGGCTCTACCTGCACTCTGAACTGATCGCCCCGCAGTTTGCGCTGATCTATCTACACCCTTGAATGGATCACTGAATGATGGAGACCGGAAATTCCTTTCCAGTTGTTTGACCTTGCTCTCAAATTGATTTAGCCCACGCCCTACCGGTTTGAACTCCAGCCCGACTGTATAGGTTGTCGTCACTGGGCTGGAGTCGTCCGTTCACCGCAGTCTACCGCTGCCCGCGTTCGCGGTCTTCTGCCTCCATCTTGTAAAACGCAGACCAGCACAACAGCTCCTCATCCGTGATGTGATCCATAAGGTCCATCACCGTATAGTGCAGCTCCCGCGCCAGCTGGAAGATAAACCGCGCCTCAGGCAGTTTCCTCATCTCCTGCGCTAGTGCTTTTCATGCTTGCACCAGGCGCCTCCACAGGACGAAAAATCTCAAGCTGTAATGCCACCAGATCTTCCTCAAGGATCGCCTCCTCAAGATCATGGGCCATACCTTGGGTGAACAGCCTGTTGCCGTTAGCATCCTGTGCCTTGGCGATCAATAGCTGCAGCGCCACAGCAGACGCATCATCAGTCCCTGCTGCTTCCCGTGCCCGTCGTCGTTGCCCTGCTGTCATCGGTGACAGGTAAAACTCAATCTCATTGCCGTCCACAAGGGTGATGACATGCTTGCTTGGCTTTAACCCTGCTGCTGATGCCAGCAGCTTGCCCATCACCGAATTGGCGGCAGGTTTTGAAATCTCAGCAAGACTACGTTGACCCTTTGATGCGACAGGCATAAAAACCCCAAGACTGCGCGTATCTTAAAGCATGAAAAAACCCCGTCCGTAGACGGGGCGGGATTGTCCACAACTCAATCTGAGCTTACACCAGCGAGATTGTGAACAGGTGGGACGGGACGTCAGACAAGCTGAAGTTGAGCGTACCTGTAACAATGTCGGTCGTATTGACCGTCATGTCAAAACCCTCAATCGAGATCGGACCCTCGATATAAGAGCTGTTCACGTCATCAGGTGCATCACCTGCCTCATTGGCGACAAGGCTGACATACAGCTTGACCCAGGCACCATCCTGAGATTTCAGCATGGAGTTAGCCAGCAGCCTGTTGGCAATGCTGGTTGTATCCCTGCTGAATTGAACCTCCATGGACCCTGTACCGTCTGCGTACCCAGGTTGATAGGTGCGGAAGGACGTGTACTTCGTCGATTCAGTGCTGATGCGGCAAGGGATGCTTGTCGTCTCCTGACGATCCCTGGTGGTGTTCAGGGTCCAGGATCGGACATTACAAACCCCCTCATAACTGGCGTACTGAATGTTGATGTGCGTACCAGGAGTGTCCTTGTAGGACGATCCTGGAGCACTCACCGTATCCACAGTCAAGACGAACCCTGATCCGCCCTGGTTGCCCAGGTCACGATCAGACGCGGACAGCGTGTCTAATGCTGTGTAGTCTTGACCGCCATCAATCAACGTGACATCGGTGACGACGCCACTGCTGACGGTGATGTCTGCCTTGGCATTGACGCCAGTGCCACCCGTCAGCATCACTGACTTGTAAACCCCTGACAGGTAGCCCGTACCGCCGTCGGTGATCGAATGAGTCAGGATGACGCCACCGATCTGCACACCACCATCACCGTTCAGCGTGACGGGAGTGCCGCTGGACAGGATCTGAATGGTGGTACGGCCAACTTCGCCAATGGTGTAGGTAGCACCATCGGTAAGACCAGAATCCAGGGTTGCGGCG